AGTGATATGACGCAAATAATTATCTAAAATTCCAAGCGAGACCATAAAAATACCGAAGGAGAATCCAGTCATTGAATTTTCAAAATAGCCCGCGTTCGCGCTGATCAGTGAGACTAAGCCGAGTAGTTTTTTCGCCCAAGCAACTTGTAAAGTCCGGCTTTTTGAAATATCTGAAAACATTTCTGAGATGTTCATAAAATCCCCTTAGTTGTCATAGTTGATAGATCTGTGCAGGTTGTGGGGGCACAATAATCTTGGGAGATAATCCATTCCAGATCTATCAACTATGCTAACTATTCACCATACGAATAATGATTACCGTCCTTTCGTTTAAAATTTCCTCCCCAAGTGCCGCCCATTGACAGCCATTTTTCACCGATTGTCCGATGCGCTTCGGTCGTTTTTTGATAAACCGGCTTACCATCAACATTAATAAATAAATTTAAATCAACTGCTAATCTTTTGTAATGAAATGAATTCTTTGAATGACCGTCTTTTGCATAAGCATCATCAAATGTTAATTCAAATCCGTTCTCATATGCCCAAATTATTAATTCAGCGATCATTAGTGTAAATTTTCTTTGCTTATTGCCTAAGCTCATTTTCTTGATCGTCTATCAGATTCATTTTCTAGATCTCGCTCTAATAATCTTTTTCTTAAAACTGCCTCTGTTTTTTCCTCGGACCGCTTTTCGCGTCGCTGCTTTCGATCTTCGTCTAATGCTGATTGTTCTCTATTGTATCGCATAATAGCAATATAGACTGATATTATCACGCCGATTATACCAATCGCGCTCGCGACACCGCCGATCGTTTGAGGCATGATTCCGGCCCAGTAGGATCCGCCCGTCGCCGCTGTTGTCGTACTCACTAATGCGGCGATCTTATTTGGCAGTGTATCGCTCGCGAGCTGCGTTGCGTTCACGTCTCGCCCTCGTTGCCTTTCTGTTGAAATGACTTGTTATCAGCATTGCGGCAAAGCCTAAGACTGTTGGGGCGTAATCGATCAAGAATTCTATAAACACTCAAAATCCTTTCGCCAGCCAGCGAGATTAATACAGAAAACGCAAAAATAAAAATGCGAATGCTTTCAAAGTATATTTGACTAATATACGCGGCGAGACTAATCAAACCAAATAAATTCGTAAAAATCAGCGCATAAGCGATTGTCTGAATTGCTAAAACTGTATCACTTAATTTTTGCTTTTGAGATATTAAAAGAACGAATAAATAGTTTCCGATCGCTGAAATAAGATAATAATTGAGAGGTAATAATTCTTTAGATTCTGAGATAAATAATGTCAGCATTTGCCAGAGTGCAAATAATATAATGATCAATCGTTCAGTTTTGTGATCGAGTCCTGCGATTAAAATAGTTGTGACGAGAATATACGTGGCGGTCATCATTGGGTTAGCTCGCTATCATTCAGCATTTTAATAATCTCTATGACCGTTATTTGTGAATTATACGATCATCGCGTCAATCGTACAATCGATTGCGCTTTTCGCTCCTTTGCAGATCACCGATTTTGAATAAGAATACCGATTAATTATCTCGCTCCATTTTTTTTGTTCGTCGCTTGTATCGCTTCCTGAAATGCGTTTCATCTCAACAAACAAAATACAATTAGGAAGGAAAACAACTAAATCCGGCGCGCCCTTTTTTACGCCTTCCTTTCGTCGCATTCGCCAAAAATTCACCTTTTGCTGAATAGTTTTAAGGCAAGATGCTAGCGTGACGACGTTCGGAACGGCAAAGTATTTTATATTATTAATGTCGAGCCATTGGATATAAGCTTTTTGTTCTGCGATTTCGAGCGGTACTATTTTTTTGATTTTTCTCTTTTTTAGCAATTGATCAGCCCTTTTGCCAATAGAATTAATTGCGTTTTAACCATTCCTTCGAAAAACCAAAGCTTCAATAAATCGCTTTCATACTCTGATTTTACATGACCGTCGATCACCATATGACAATCATAACAACCATAAGCACCGTGAATAGTGTGGCTTTTGAGCGCTAGACCCGCGCCGCCTAAATGACAAAACATAGTCGTTTCAGAATTAAAATTGCAAATGCCGGGCAATCTGATTTGACAATCTTCTCCGCGCGCCGATTCTGTTATTTTCGTTTTTTTAGTCAATATATTCCCAATAATATCCATTGTTTATTTTTTGCGTTTTGCATGATTTTAATATCATTGAAATTCTAGTGCGCGTTTCAATACTCGCAATAGTCGAGCATTCATATTCTTTTACTAATCTTTTATGTTCGTCTAATTGAGCGACTTTGCGGCCGTGAGTGCCTGTATATTTTACTAGTATTTTAGCAATTTGAATTTCAATGACAGTGCATCGACTGGAATCATCACGTGTTTTGCCTTTGAACGTCTTTGGCATTAGTTAACACAAATCCTAACGGCTCATAGTGCATTTTTATTGCAAATAAATATCGTGTCATTGTCGGTCGATCAAATGTGCTAGTCACATCAATGAAACTCATGATATCAAGTCGTACATTATATGGGTAACGTCTAAATATTTCGCGCATTTTTTCTGCAAAGAATTCGTCTTGAGCGGCGCGAAGCGGGCACCCGAAATGATATTTGCAGTAATTGCGATATTGCGGCGCGGTATCATCGCCTTGAGTTTGCAACTCGGTATACCAATGAAATTGGAGGGAATTAGAAATGATCGACCGTTTTTGGTGATCGACTTTAATTGATAGAAATTTATATTTCTCAAATTCTCGCTTTAATTTTCCGCAAGTTTCAGCGAGCGTTCGAGTGCTATTGATTATTTCTGTTCTGATTTTTATTCCCTTGATTATCTGATTTGTCACCAAGCATTTGCATTACGCCGTTGAAACTATCAACAATTACCTCCGTAGAATAACGATCTTGTCCTTGTTTATCTACCCATTTGCGCGTTTGTAGTTTTCCTTCAATATAGACTTGAGTGCCCTTTTTTAAATACTCGCCCGCAATTTCTGCGATCTTTCCGAACAGTGATATTCTGTGCCATTCTGTTTTGTCTTGAATTTGGCCGGTGTTTTTATCCTTCCAGCTTTCGCTCGTTGCGATACTGATATTAGTTATCGCTCCACCGTTTGCTGTATATCGAACCTCGGGATCTTGCCCTAAATTGCCGACTAAAATTACTTTGTTAATGCCTCGACTAGCCATATTATCTCCCCTTAATATTTGATTTCAATATAATCGCAAGTCATAAGTGCGAAAACAACCTTTTGAGCTTGCTCATTATTGATATAAGAATGCCTCATTAAATATCTCTCAATTCGGCCTAATATGACGGCTCTGTCCTCGGCCTTTTTGAATCTAGGATTATCGAGCGGATTAGTTTCGATTTTCTCAACTTCCATAGGCTCGAATACAACTTTCTTTTTTACCGGCTCAGCTCTTTTTTCTTGCTCAGCTCTTTTTTTATCAGCCAATTCTAGATCAAAATTTCGATTCATAATTAAACCGTATTCATGATCAAAACCTAATTGCTCTGATAATTTTTTTGCTTTCATCTCGTCAAGCAATTTTTGCGCTGTTTCTTCTTGCTCAATTTCCCAGTCAGTGACAACTTGACGCGTTTTTTTAGCGAGCGCGCTTAGTTCAGAATTTGTAATTTTTTTACTTTCTTTTAATAGCTCAATCGTTTCGAGAACTGGCGCAATTTCTTCTTTTTTGAGTTCGATCAATCTATCGATTTCTTTCACAATGCCCGTTTTTGATTTCGTCACTTTGAAAGCGCTCGATACAATAGACTCGCGCCCCTGTTTTGTTTCAACGTCATAATTAACGAAATCAACTTTCTTTTTGATTCGCTCAATAAAAGCTTTGATCCCTGTTGTTAGCGTCGCTATTTCTTGACCTTGTTCTATTTCGATTAATTCGCTCATGAGTCGATTTCCTCCTTTTGATACAAGTCGCGGCCCTTGGCATTATATTCCTCAGTTAACCGATTGTAATAATCACCTTTTGGAACTTGAACAAGTAGCGTTTTGAGCGTGACTAATTCAGCAAGCGATTCACAATTTTCGATTTGCTCAGAATAATCGACAACTTCCTCAATTTCGCCGTCCTCGATTTGCTCTTTAATAAATGAGGCCGCTTTGTTTGCTTTGTCACTTTTCGCGGGCGCGTCATTGATTTGTTTTAAATCTTGATAATCTTCAATTTCTTCGGCGAGTGATAAACCTTTCAAAACATCGGCAAATAAATCTCTCAGACAAAAACCGCGCGCTCTGTGTTTTAACATTACTTTCGGATAACAAGCCCATGGTGAGGGTTTATTGCGCCCCCATAAACCAGCGGTTTCAGCATCATGAGCACTAAATTCTCTTGATTGTGCAGGTTCGCCGACTCGCTTAGCCGTACATGTTGCCGTCATTGTATCGTGATTAAATTCTTCTTTGATGTATTCACATAGCGAGCTTTGTCTAACTAGTCCGATCATAGCGTCGCCCCAAACTGACGGACGGCCATTAATAACCGCTATCCCTTGCAACGCCATCGCAGGCGTTAGCCCTAATTCCCGCCCCATCTGAATAGCAACTAATATAGCACCTGCCGCCGCGCCTAAAGATTTACCTTTGAACCCCGCTGTATAAAGATCAGGAACGCAACCCGATTGGGCCATCATTTCAGCCATTTTTATATTGACCGCCATATCACCCGAATCAAATGAAAAAATATCTTTCTTTGGCTGGTTAATCAAGTTTTTTGATTTGTCGTTCTCGTCATCACTCATCGTTTTATCTCCCGTTTTAAGTACTATATTTATTAATCTATTTCTTTTATGAATTCGTTGTGAATCATAAATTCGCCGTTTATCTCGTTTCCTTCCATATCTAGCCAGCTATCCCTATCAGCAATTAAATCCATAGTATTAAAAGCTTTTCCGCGATAAGTGAAATCATCAATACAATGCTGCATTAAAAAATTAAAAAGCGTTTCTTTCGTGCTTGGGTCGTCTAACTGCTTTTGTATACTTTTGCTCATTTCGTTTTACTCGTTGCGTTTCAGTAAAACCATTATAATCTATCTAATTATTAAACGCAAGTATTATCTATCAATCTCCCTATTTAATACCCATTTTGGCAATGAAATTTCAGCGACTTGATCAGCGTTATAGCCTGCCCAATTATCGCTATCAATACAGCGTTTTAAATCGACTAACGCCTGTTTATATTCGCGTCGACCTATTTCTATAGCCTGATCTGATAGCGTGTAAATAGCGGTTAAATAGGGCGCGTGAGATTCTACGCAGATAAAAATAAAATCCGTTATGCCCTCGTCCATTTGTTCCATTGCGTCAAGATACATCGCTGCTGAGATATGATAGCCGCGATCAAAAATCGCTCGCGCAAAGCCTTCCGGCGACGCGTCTTTAGTTGTTTTTAGATCAGCTAAGTAATGCCCTTTCCGCCAAATGTCAGGCCGTACTCGTAAATTTAAGCCGGTTTCGTCGTCAGTCCAAAAGATACTATTTTCGACAGTTGATTTTTTCAAAAGCGCGCTTGCATTTTCATCGCTATCGAGCGCGCCGGTCATTCTAGTTGTTAGTAAACCCTGCTTTGCGTTGAGTACCTTTTTACCTTCTGATGCCGCTGCAAATTCAGCTTTGATCGCTTTGCCCGCTTTCGTTCTGCCATCGCAATCAGGCTCAATTGCATATTCACTTTCAAATTCGTTCGGTTCCATCCAAGCCGAATGCGTTGCTGATCCGATTGTCATCGCGTCGGATTTAGCGTCAGGCAATGATTTTAAAATATGCTTAGCTTTAAAATATTTAGGCGATTTTGTAATAAAGTCTTTAATTTGACTAGAACCGAAAGCTTTTGAGGCGTGATATTCGTCGTTCGCTAGCTGTTTAATAATTTCTACGTTCATAGTTTTATCTCCAATTAATACGGGTTATTTTCAGCGCCAGAACAGCTCGGACATTGTATATATTCGTCGGTTACCAGCCCGTCCTCTTCAAAAAAATCAGCATCGCAGCTATCACAAGAATGAATATCTTGCTCGTGTTCTTTTTTTGAATCTTTCGAAAATGCGTCTCGAATATAATAATGCGTTTTGACTCCACGTTCAGAATCAATATAAAAAGCTTCCACTAACTGCGATCCGTGTCTGTCATAGTATTGATAAATCACTAGGCTAGTACTTTCAGTATCGTTAGGTATGACTTCAAGTCCTCTTAAAACTTCAAATGCTTCTTTGGTTATTTCTACAAACATTGGTTTATTTCCTATTTGTTGCAAAAGAGATTTCGCGAGTGCTGAATTGTTGCATATATTCAATTGCAGCTTCTTCGCCTTTTTCGTTTACTATTTTTGAAGCTTTGGCAAATATCTTATGATTGAATCGTTTCTTAATTTGTTTCAGTAGTTTATTGTTTCCTGCTGTTTGCTTTTTCATCTGATTTACTCGTTTCGTTTAACTTAAAACAAGTATAATCTATCTACATATTAAACGCAAGTAATATATGTACAATAATCAACCTAATTTTGATCGCTGCATCCCGCGCTTGATTCCGAATATCCAGCGTCACAGCAATCTGAATACCATTGACCTGTTCTGTGAGTTCCCGCGTTTCCGCCGGTGCAATGCGTTCCTGCAAAATCAAAAGTATCCTCTACTGGCTCGCATAATTCGCCGCATTCTTCACATTCAAAAACATATTCGTTTAAAGTTAATTTTCTCATTACATCATCCTCTGATTATCAAATGAGATGCTTTCAAGCTGCATCTCTTCCTGCTCATCATAAGAATTTCGATAAGCCTCAATCGCACTAACTAAACTTTCTTTAAAAACAATATCGATTAATTGTTTTAGGTCCATTTCAGCGTTTTCGATTTTAATCGCATCGCCTAAAATTTTGAAAATTTGTAATTGATTTTGAATTTCAACGATTGATTCATCAGCAACAATTAAGAAATATTCGTCACCATCATTTTTAATCAACCATTTTGCGAATTCCTCACCATCATCGGAATCGATTTTAGAAGTAGGATAATCTAACCATTCGGTTGTGATGTATGAGTCTAGTGATTGTGGCATCTGGTTTATCTCGTTTCGTTTAACTTAAAACCAGTCTAATCTATCTACATATTAAACGCAAGTAATATATGCACAATAATCAACCTATCAGTGAGTCACGATCAATTAATCGAACAAAACACGGCATATTTTCAGGTCGAAAAATGACGAACATTGAGCCTTTTGTATTGCCAGCGACCGGTTTGTTAGTTGATGGGTGAATAAAGGTTAGACGACCGCCCGTTATGACGCGTAGTTCAGATATTTCGGAGATAGGGAGCCATTGAGCGTCGAGCGTTGCGGGCACTAGCAAAACGCTTGTTAAGCCTTTTTCTTGTTGCTCAATAGCTTTGTTCATGAATGGTTTGATAAGACCGCGACCGTATGGCGGATTGATCCAAACCGTCGGCCAATAATCTAGATCGCGGTAATAACTATCGATATATTCAGACCAATCAACATTCAGCGCGTCTTGCTCTTTAGTCAGATAAAGATCACATTTTCTATTGTTATGATTTGCCGCGGCATCTAATGAAAACCTAAATTCTTTGTTCATGGTGTCAAAAATGCGTTGATCAGTACTCCAAGCATTTTTATCGTCATCCGATAGATCACTTGTGATTATATCGCTCATAATGATTTGGTTCTCCGATCGAATTCGGTGCATTTAACCAGCGTGATGAATGTTGAATATGATCCCACCTTTTTCATTGATTTGAAATCATAGTCGCATTTTTCGCGGTGTCGTTTACAGCGAGTGCACATCCATTGATGCGGCCGGTATCTCAATTTTAATGTAGACTAACCTCTTCAATTTCATTTTCACTGTTTAAAATTTCTAACAATGTTTGGTATAAGTATTTTTCACCTAGATTTTCTCTGATTGCTGAAATCGCGCCGAAAGTTAGTAGCTGCATATATTCGATATATTCTTGCTTTTCCATTGATAGTACGTTTTTACAATTGAACGCACTATTCAATGCGGTTTGTTGTTTTTCAGTGACTTTCATTTTAATTCATCCAAAAATTAAGTATGTTCCAATACTATCAATTCTCGAAAAATATGACAGTTGATTTATATGACTGCACTCCATTTAACATTTATTTTTTAATGGATCTTATATATAAAGATCTAAAGATCTTATATAGATCTGAAAATAATATATAGATCTTTAGATCTATATATGGTCTTTATGATCAGCTTGGCAGTGACGGAGGCATATGCTAGCCCTACCCAAATTTTTTGAAAAATTCGGGCATTACCAAACTTCCAGCTCGTATAGCGAGTCTGACACGAAGCGCCACTTGTTTTTGTCTTCTGTCGATAACGTCAAGTGATCTTATAAAAGCCTACGTTATCGGTTAGGTACATTTAAACCCGCGTGTGAACATTCGCTACACCGTTAATCACGCTTGCTGATACGCACTGTCTCGTCGGCGCATCAAACTCGTTACTGTTTCGTTTTATCGTTAAATAAAAACCGGATTTAACCCGTTAGAACTTTATATGCGCGCGCAGGATTACCTACTGAATAGCATATAAATTATTTTTAAACGCGGCTAAGCCGCAATAGATTTAGTGGTGCGTGATGATTATCCGGTTCGCTTTTTAATTCGCGCGGGTAGTGATTTGATGGTTTTGAATTTAACTTTTTTGAATGCTCGATCGTTCGGCTTGAAATTGTACAAGATACAGCCCCCTTTCATTTTTTTTGGAATTTCGTTGTAACTTCACGTTTAACTTTTTTCCGTCGATTAACGCGTAAATCAGATAGCACTGTACGTCAATCGAACGTTTAATCTAACATATGATTTTAATTGATGTATCTTTTTTGTGCTGTTATCTCAAAATATTTAGTCTGCTTTGTGCTTTGAGGTTTTTATCGAATGTTTTTAAATCACTACCTTTGAGAATAATATCAACTATTCGGCCTTGCGATAGTTCAGGGTGAATTCTTTGCAACATATCGATAAATTCACGCGATTCAAAGCTTATTTTTGTTGAAAAATTAACGCGTCGATCAGCGTCTGGCAAGCGAGGTCGCCCCATTTTGCGCTCATACATTATAAGTCCCCATATTAATTAAGATCAGGCTTGAGCATACACTAAACGCATGAGCAATATCAAGTGATTTACCGTACTTTCTGACAATGTGGCGTTAAACACCTAATTACAAGGGTTTTATCCGTATATTGTGAGGTAAAATATTATGATTATAGGATTCTACGATGCTATCATGGCATGATGCTAGCATGGCATGATGCTATGATATATTGTGCTTAAATCGATTTATGATACTATAGGCGCGCAGTTGGCGTCATATCCAATTGCGCTTAAGGATAGCCTTGAGACTCTTTAATCGTTGAGCTTAATGGGTTTCGAGGCTTTTAAATGCTATTTTTAGCGTCAAATTCGCATTTATCGAGATAAAATTCTAGTGCTTCGCGCGTAAATTGCTCAAAATTTGGATGGATCCTTTCAATACTTTCAACGATAGATAAATCAATAGAGATACATTTAACAATAGTCGATTCTTTGTTATAACGTTTATTTGCAAATTTGCTCATTTAAAATACTCGCTTATAAAAAAGCCCGCAGGAGAACGGGCAATTAATATCATCAGGCCAATTTTTATTATTTTAAATCGGCACACCTTGCAAAATTCTAGTTAGATCAGATTCAGTAATAAATCCCTCATCTCTAAAATGAATTAACTCTGTCAATATATCAGGGATATTAATCTGATTATTCGATGCGTGATCAATTGTCGATTCTAAAAAGAATAATGCAATAGAATCGGCGTTTGCGCTTTGATCATGAGCCGCTTTAAATATTGCGAGATATCCGACATCCTCAATTAATTCTAATAATTCGCCGGTTGTTACTAACGTTCGAAAATTAACAGGCGGCGGAAAATATTCAGGCGTTGTGGTAATTTCCCAGCTATCAGAACTTTTGATATAAAGCGCGAATTCTTGAGGCGGTCCTGCTGATAATATTGGCGGCTCTGTTTCAGTTGATCGCGATGGTTTATTTGGCGGCCCTGTATTAACAAAATCACCATCCCAATATAATTTTGATGTGTACGTATAATATCTAGCCATTAGTTGTTAACCCTCATTCCTAAATATGTTCCGATCGGAATTATTCCGCCATTTCCAGCAACCGACCCTTTGTAATTAAAAATATTCATAGTTGTAAATTCAGTTGTTAAATTTGCGTCTATTGTTATGCTATACGCGTTTGTCGCATTATTCCGAACTGATGCTAGTGATACTCCGGGATTCGAGGCTATCATACGTGAGGCATTATCTGCTACGGATGAATAATATTCATCGGATGTGCCGTCCTTATCCTGTGTTTGAATTAGTCTCATACAACCATCTGCATCTCGTTTCATACACTGAAAAATATTGTCCGTTGAGCCGCTCGTAGTGATTGGAAAAATATAAATATGTTCAGTGTTGTCTACCTTTACCGCTCTATGTTGTGTATTTTGAACTAACATGTCGCCTTTATCCCACGTTACACCGGAATCTGCGCTAGTATAAATGTGATAACCTCTCACTGCTGGCAACGCGATAAAAATGTCCTCATTAATATCATAAGATAAACGAAAAAACATATTTGTCGTCGGTGATACATCTAACAATAAAGAAGCGACACCGCCTATAGATGTAGTGCCGTAAATTTTTCCAGTGTTGCTATTATCACGCGATGTCCATATCCAAGCTGATCCTTCTTTTACTGCGATTGAACCCTCGGTAACACTACCTGAACCGCCGTGAGTTACCGTTCCGCCCCATAACGCCCAGCCAGTCGAAACGTCGTCGACCGCTGAATAAGCGATTTGTAAATTAGTACTGTTAGACCACAGTGAATACCAACGACCACTTGATCCACTATTGCAAATTGCCTCGCATTGAGAACTAGCAGTCAATGAAATCGTAGCATTGAGATCGATTGCCGTCCAACCGGATAACAGTGTTGTTACTGTTGAATAATCGATTATAGAGTTTGCAGCTTGGAAAGAAACTAAACAGCCCTCCCCCCCGTCATCGTCTCTAAATTGAACTTGTTTTGGAATCGAAGCCGTAGCGACTGTAAGATCAGCGGATGCGGTCGCGTCCCATGTCGCACCCGTAACCGATGTTAATTTTTGAGCGGTCTTTGATGGAAAAACCCACATATCAGTTCCGAAACTTTTAAAACCTCCAAAGGAAGAAGCGGCTGCGTTTCCCGCCTCGGATGCTGTATTGGAAACCAAATCCATCATTATTGACGGCGGAATACTATTAATCGCTGCATCAAAATCTGGATAATCGGCCCATAGATGAACGCTCCCATCAAGCGGTAGAAAATTACCACTTGCTGCCATCGCTGCTTTTGATGAGAAAGAAACAAGCTCTCCAAGCGTTCCGCCGCCGCCGACTATCGAACTCAATTTTGTTGATGCCATTTTATCCTACCTCTAAAATTAATGTGCCTTTCGCAATTAATAAAGCCGTGTCGCCCGCTGCAAGTTCTAAATCTGTTCCTGATGCTATTGATCCACTTGGCCCGCGAATTGTAAAATTTGGATTTAAAATCTGAACTTTGAAAGTACTCGCTGAACTATTGTGCGCGGTAAAAACTTCGCCGTCTGTCATAGTCGCGGGTAATGTCGCGTCGACAGTTGCGCCAGTCGCTTCAATTTGATAACGAAGGCCGGGCGAGATATTAAAATCGGCGGTTTTTAAAGTTTCGAAAAAGTTAGGATCGATGGCTTGCCAATCGCTTGTTACGCTCGGCTCGCTCGTCGTCACATCGGCTAAATTATTTAATAGTTGCCAGGAAATATCATTATGCGCGACTGAATAAGGAATATTTGCCGCGCCTGTTTGCGCTGACCAAAGCCCGACAAAGTTCGCGCTTGATGCTGCGTCCGATGCTGAAGAAGCTGCCGCCGCTGCCGATGCCGCTGCCGCAGTTGCGTCCGCGTCCATTGTGATCGCTAGCGCATCGAGATATGTTGCTAGACCATTATAATCTGTCGCGAGCGGTTCTTGATATGCAAGCCAATCGTCGGCGTTATCAGCAAATACTGATGCGGATTGTGTTCTTGCGGGAACCGCTCCGCTATAAGTTGGAATTACTGGCGCTGCCATTTTTAAACCACTCCTTCAATTGTCAAAGTTGCGTCGGTTATTAGCGGACTAGAAATATTATCTTGAAAGTCCCTATAATATCCGAATACTAAAGTCGCGTCATCCGTACCACCTGATCCGCCGATCCAAACGCTCGGGATTCCCGTTAACGATGAAAGCGTATCAAAAACATAATTAACTTTTGATCGTAAAACTGTCACATTGTAATTTACTAACTTGCTTGTACGACCGGGCGTTACCACTTTGTTTCCGAAAGTATCTGTTTCAACGCGTGAATAGTCAAGTAGTTGAACCGACGTTCCATAATTTGCGACACCTAAAGTTAATTGACTCCCGATAATAAAATTACCGAATTCAATCGCTGATCCGCCATCGACTGTTAATGTCATTGTAGCGTTAGGATAAGCAGGCAAATCTAATAAAGCAAAAGAACTTGCGCGAATGATCGGAGAAAAGAAATAATAATACCAATCGATCACTTCTGAATTATCAACCATATCGACATCAGTATTATAAACCTCGCCTGCAACCGGATCGTCAACTGTCACATTGATGTCAGTCACATCAAATATTTGAAAACCTGCGACTGCATTAAATAATTCCGCTGGCGTTATCTCAACAACTAATTGAGTGGCTTCGGTTGATGCAGTTGAATTAATATTGTCAAACATCGCCCATTTATTTGTCGGCCCTGCATCAATCCAAGTTGCCGGATCTGCGTTGATACCTTGATTCGCGCCGGTCGGATCATCGGTTGTACTTGGATCCGCAACCACCTCATAAATTCGATGCGTCGCGATTTGTATTCTTTGATCGCCTAAATTATACGTTCCGGCGATCCAAGTTGTCTCGCCAGAATCGGGTTCTGCAATCGTTGACGAATCAAGGATCGCATCAATAATTGTTATTGGTTTTACGACGATCATGTGATCGGCCTCGTGTCTATTCCATCATATTTAAATTGCTGCAAAGCGCGCGCGGATGTCGTCGAATTACGGATCATAATTTGCTGATATTGAGAATTTTGCTCTAACTGATCGGCTAATTCCTCTCGTATACTCGCAAGTTCCAATTGTGTATCGGTCACAGCGGCAACGACAGGCGGATCAAATGGCAAATCGGGAATAATCGGTGGCGTATCTGGATTGATCGGCGGCGTGGTTGGATCAAAATCCTTAATAGGTCCGGTTATCGGAGTCTCGACATTATCTTTAATCGTAAATGCCTCGATACTTTCATTCAATGCGTTGATAGCGTCGGCAACGGATAAAACACTATTATCAATTCCGAGCGCGGCATTGAGTAGCGCCTGATTATCTGAAATGATTGCGTCAAGTCGCTCAATCTCATCAAGGTAAGCTTGTTGATGTAGTGCTAAAACTTCGATCGCGTTTTGCTCTAACATTTTTAAAATCGCGATCTCTTGATCATAGTTTAATTCATCAAGTGACAATTGCGCGGCTTGAAATGCTGTGATCGCGTCGCCGATACTTAATACAGTATTATCAACTCCTAGCAATCCATCTAACTGACTTTGAAGCGCGGCGCGATCAATTTCTGCTCGCTCTTTGATAGCATCAATTTGAGCATTTCCGCGCCCTTTGATTGCGTCAATTTGACTTTGAGATGCTGCTTTTGCCGCTTCGGTTTGACCCGTCATTGCTGATAATAAAGATTCAGTTTCAGATAATTTATCACCGGCTAATTCACTAATCGTTGCTAATCGACCTCGATTGATCGCTTGCTGAATTGCCATTTCTTGGGCGCTGGCAAAATTAGCGGGATCAAGATTAGCTAAGGATCCAACATTTAATTTTTGAGCTTTTGCAAAGTCGCCACCGCGCGCGCCCGCGAGCGCACCAACTAGATCAAGTTGTCCATCAATGCCGAGCGATTGATTAATTGTTTTAACAAGCGATTTCATTGCGCTTGCTGTTGACGTAAGCGCCGATTTTTCTTCGCCTAACGCTTTTGATCGCGCTGTTGATGTTGCTTTAATAGCGGCGGTTTCAGCGGTCATACCCGCTTTAATATCCGAGATTTTAGCGTTTGCAGATTCTTGGATACGCGTCATTTCAGAGTTAAACGCATCATTTAAAGCAGATTCAGCGCTGGCTAAATGTTCTTGTCTCAATGTTAATTCAGCGTTTAAATTTTCTCTTAAATTATCGATCCGATTGATTTCAGCTTCGTGCGCGATTTCAGCCGCTTCAAGTGCTAACTCCGCCCGATCACGTTCTAAATCGACCGCTTGTTCTAACATTGAAAACGAATCATTGATTGCGCGTGTCTGCTCTTTGATTAGTGCGATTCTGTCTTGTTCTGCGAATATTAATTCCTGCAATGATCGAAGCGATTCATCCATTGCCGCGAGTTCAATTTCTCGCTCCATTGCTAGCGCTTGTTCTGCGTCGCCTTGCAATCTGAGCAATTCAATTGTCATTTCTGTTCGTTGTTCTTCAATCGCTTCAAGCTCATTCAAATAATCAGCGAGCGCGGGCGATATTAATAACAGCGCGGCTAATAATTCTTGACCTTCTTCTGTCGTCAAATCTATTCCTGCGATTAGTGCCCTAAATTCGTCTTTGCTACCTGATACCGACAGACCAAGCGAATCGAAAGCCTCACTAATTGATTGCTCTAATACTGCAAATTGTTCGGCCTCGCTGAAAAATTCCTCAAAGAATGTTTGAGTCACATCCGAAAAGTTTTCTAAACCGCCGGTCAATCCGATCAGCGATTGCGCGATATCGATTTGCATAATGTTTGAGAGATCAGATAAATCAAAACCCATTTGAGCAATTGCATCATTGAAAACAGCTTGCTCTTGCGCGACGCGAAGCAATGTTTCAAACATTCCCTCACCTAATTGCTGATATTCAGCAAGGCTAGGCACTAAAAATTCAGCGATTAAATCAGCTTGTTGACTAAATACAGCTTCCAATTCCGCTTGAATTTCTTCGCTTGAAAGTCCATCTAAACTGATTTCACCAATATCAACTTCAAAACTATTCAGCGCTTCTTCTAATCCGATTTCAACCGTTTCTAAAGTCGTCCCGAATAAATCTCTGAAATCGCCGCTTAGATCAATCGGTTCACCCGAGGCCATTGCGTCGGCCATTGTCTCAAAATTAAATACCTCTCTAACGACCTCGACCGTTTCAAAGCCTAATGACGCAGCTGCCTCTAAAACCGATGTTCCGATATGACCGAAGATTGATGCCATTTGTTGCTGAATTTCTATATCGATATCTTGAAATTCTCTTGATGTTGAACTTGAACTTGATAATCCTAGAAATCGTTTCTTTTTAGTTAAAATATCAAAAAAGGATTGAGCCTCTAAAATACCGCCTTCGATAATTCCACCAAGCGATTGACTGACAAATGAGATCCCGCTATCAATAATCTTTTTAGTGGTTTTATTGAATAATCGTTTAATTCCTAGCAATGATGATCGACCCTTTGTTTCGCCGAGTTCACCTTGAAAATCACCGACACCACCGCCCGTGACTATCGTGCCAGTTAATCGCTCAATACCTAGCGATAGTGCATCGACTGAGAATTTAATTTTTCTCAATTCAGCTAATTGATCAATTTGCAGTTCTTCAAACCTTTTTTCTGTACTTGAAATTGATGCAGATTTTGCGCTAGGATCGCCCGCAATTGTGCCGGTTCCTTGCGTATCTTGATTAGTTTGACCACCACCACCACCGCCGCCGCCGGAACTACCGCCGAGTAAACTACCAATGATCGCTATCATCGCAGCGCCCGCAACAAAACCAATAGGCCATGGTGCAGCAAATGCCGCTGTAATTGCTGACAATCCGCTTGCGCTGGCTTTGGTTCCTTCGTTTGCTACCGTAACACCGGTTTCTGTATTACTAGCAGCAATTTTTTGAAATGAAAGAGCGATTTCTGCAACTGTGATAATTTTTTGCAATGCTGCGAATGCTTTTGATGCCGCTGTTTTTTCATCAAATAGTTTTTGGCCTGCGCTCGCAATGCTAGACATTCCAGCTAGTTCAGCGTTAACTTTTTCCTCTGATAGTCGCGTTTCAATAGCAATTACATCAGCGTGATCTTTGCCGTGGATTTCTCTTTGCTTATCTAATTCTTTTTCAAGCTTTCCGATTTCTGATATTCGATCAGTATAATCAGCGAGTGAATCGGCAATATCTCCAAATGTATCAACAATAATTGATCCAGTTTTTGACCAAGTTCCGCCGAATTTATCAACCTGCTTTGTTAATTTAGCCAGATCTTTTATCTGTTTATCAGTCGCTTTATTATCTTTTTTATTAAATCCGCCGCCCGCACCTTCGCCGACCGCATCCAATCGATTTTTCTTCAATTCGGCAAATTTCTTGCCTAGCTCGTCATATTTATCTATTTGATCTTGAGCTGATTTAATTCCGGCTGTCCTTTCTTCAAGAATTATTTCAATCGAATCTCTTCTAAGTTGTGTTTTTTCTTCGTGTTCTCGCATTGCTTCTTTGATAACTGCGTCGGTCGCTTTGGCTGAACTACTGACTAAACCTGCCAATTGTTTTTCTTGATTCGCTAATATTTCATCAGTCACGTCAATAGTAAGCGCTTCAATTTTTTTCATCTCACTTTCAAATGTGACATTTCCCTCACTAAACGGATTCATTGAATCCCACATTACTGATCCAAGTGCAGATGCTTGTTCGCCGATTTCGCTAAATTTTGTCCCTATAATTTGACCAAATGTATCCATGTTTATTTTGGTACTATCGATCATTTCACCGAATTTTATACCAAGAATTTTGCCGAATGTACTACCATGAATCGATGCAAGCTCACCAAATGCCGCCAACTCCACGCCTATCAATTGCATAATTGCGCGAATGTTTTCAGGCAGATTAGTAAACGCACCTTTCATGAATTCGCCAAAACCGCTGATTTCCTCACCCCATAGATCAGTGCTAATTGAAAACAACTCATTAACAAATTCTAATGCGTTTAAAAATTCCTTTTGTAAATCCTGAGTTAATACATTTATTCTAGTTCCGATAATATCGATAGCCGCTGCCATTTGACCTGATTGACTAAAATCAACCATAAATTCTGTGACATCTTCAAACCCTTGACCAAGCGTTCCAAGAGCAGAATTTAAAACGGTCGACTCACCAATCAAGCGAGTCATATTAGTTGCGGCGTTTTGCATTCCTTGACCGAATGTTTTTTCAGTTTGATCAGCAAGTTTTTGAGCTTCTTCGCTATAATCTTCAAGCGCTAAAACTAACATTTCAGCCGTGATCCCGCCTGTCGCTGCAAATTCTCGCAACTCGCCGCGCGTTTTTCCTAGCTGTTTTTGTAACGCGTCTAAAACTTTCGGAGCACCTTCTGCGACAGAATTAAATTCGTCACCCCGTAACGCACCGGCTGCAAATCCTTGGTTCAGTTGCCTTATAGCGCCCGCCGTTTCTGAGATCGGCTTGCCACCAGCGACAAATAAATTATTTAAAGTTTGAGTTACACCGAGTAAACGATTATTAGAAAGTCCGAGATCATCAGTTCCGCGTTTCATTTCTGCGAATAGCTGAACGGTTCCTTTTAAATCAGATCGGGTTTTTTTAGATAAATCGAAAAGTTGATCGCGAACGGTTAATAATTCTTTTTCAGATCCGGTCACTTGTCTTATTTGAGAATTAACGCCTTTCCATGCGTCAGATTGCTCAGCTAATTCGCGAGTTAATCCTGCCATCGCGAGCGCTAAAATACCAACCACGCCCGCAGTCATAGTTAGTGACGCGCCGATCGATTTCGCGGATTTACCTAACTGCTGTTCTGTTCTGCGACCCTCAGCGGCAAATTGTTGTAACGCTTTCCTACCTTTTAGTAAGTCAGTCGTTACAACTTTAAAACCTAGCAGTGCAATATCTGACATTTTGAGAGGTCGCTCAAAGTTAAATAAGTGATAATTATTCTAACATTTTTAAAAGATTAGTGGAAAGTTACGCCTCAATTCCTTTTTTAACTGCTAAACCTTTTTCAAAAGAAGCCCATTGCCTTGCAACTTTATCTCTAACTGATTGAACAGCGTCCTCTGAATCGATCCCGTTCAAATAAGGTGCTGGACATCCTATTTTTTGCGCCTTCGCATTCATCGAACAAAACGCGCGACTCATCGCTATAATTTGCTCAGATTCCCAACCTGTCAAAGCGTAGCCTGATAGATCAGTAAATGCTTTTAATTCCGACCACGAAAGCGGCGCAATGCCCATGCCGTTTGACATAAACATTCCTGAAAGCTGAAAACATTGAGTCAAATAATCATCAGTTTCAGGCAATGATTTTGCCGGACTGTCATCATCTAACAAATCAACTCTAGACTGCGGTGAATCGTCGTTCTTATGTTTCTTTGGCGCTGAATGTAACCACGCCAATTGTTTTGAGTATAAGCTAAGGCTTTCGCTTAGCTCGTTGACAGGTTTGAACGATCACCCATGAATGTTTCAGCTTGTTCTCTAAGCCAAGGCAAATTTAAATAGAGTCGTGTTAAATTGTCGCGGGTACATTCGACCGGCTTGTTATTTTCTAGCATGTAACATTCAGTCGTGCATTTTGCTAATAGTTGAGCCGCTTTCAATTGCGCGTCATCGAGATCAATTTTCTGATTTTTTTGCTTTTGATTTTTCTCGAATCGTCTTTTGATAGCGTTGCGATAGACATCGGAATCGGTGCCGAGCAAGCAAAGAAAGAAGTTTTTTCCTTTTGTATCGATAAGCGGATCGCCTTGCGCGTAAAAATCCCCTTTTTCATCTGTAAAATCGAACGGGCAAACTAATTCTAGTTTCGCGCCATTGTTTGCCATTTCAATAACGTTTAATTTACTTAAATCCATAATTTCATACCTTAAATTATCATCCAAAAAAATAAAACGGCGTTGAAAACAATGGATGAGGTTGTCTTTCGGGCAATTTACCCTATCGCAGCCGCCTTTTGTAGTGTAACAAAAAAGCCTCAATTAAGAGGCTTTTTTTACTCGAAAACTAATTTTTAGAATTCTAGTAATTGCGCTTCAATTGCATCACCGCCGGTCACAGTTACAACGCCAGACAAATAAGCTTTGATACTGTTTAGCGAGATTGCGACTGTATCGCCGATCCCAATTGATGCCAAGGTTAAACCGCCGCTCACATCAACGTCACCAATGCCAGCACATGGGTAAGTCGTACCGCCATCGCCATCAATTAATGGAGTTAATGCGCCGCCTGAAACATTATTTAAAATGAGAAGAGGATTTTTTGATTCGTCATACGCGATCGTATCACTTGCGCCTAAAGTGGTTACGGTCACAGCGATTGAGCTTGACCCTGAAATTGATGTAACTGCTATTGCTGCCATGATTATTTGCTCCTATCTTTTAGATTTTAATATCGAATTAAACTTTGACGATATCGTCATCTATTTCAAGTTGAATGCTACCGGCTTCAATATTATCAACCGAACCAACGTTATCAGTGAATGACATTACTTGCGCTGTAAAATAATCAATCGAACCATCTTGCTTGACTACTTTAATTGAATAGCTTAGATCAGTTAGAACAGCGGCATTTGCGGCTAATTGTCCCACGTCCGCCTCGTCAATTGCTAACTGCAAAGTGATCGATCCGTTATTATACGAACCTTTATATTTTTCTGTTTTTCGAGATGCTAACGGATTGTGAGTAACGAGATTGTAAATTTTCCCGTATTCGCCCGCGTCCGTCACTTCTCCAATAGTATCGAATGACACGGCACCAAAACCTGCGGCATCATAAGTCGAAGGCGCTGGCCCTATGCCAATCGTAGTTCCCGCCGAAGTTCTAGCTCCCATGAGATTTTCCTCTTTAAATTTTACGTTAAATTAGTCATCCGATTTATTTAAATTAGTCATCCGATCTTATCTTACCATTTTTTTTTGATTTTCAAAAATACTTAGTTAATCACACTAAACGCGATTGATAGGTGATAAATAAAATGCGTATCATTTTGTTGTAACTGGCTAATTGTTGAGTTTTTTGTTCTCACCATTTGCGCGTTATACGTCAATTCTAAACCGCGCGCGAAACCTGTTTGTAAAATTCCTACTTTTGCAAGCGCCGCCCATTTACTTGATGTTTTAGGCTCATGCACTGAAAGCTGATAAATACCGATTTGCATGTCGCTTGACGTGTCGGCAATTCCTAGCGGATTATCATCACCAAATAATGTGAATTCAGCAATATAAGCGCCGTTCACGTCGCCGGGATTCGGCTCGCTCGTACTAATCAAAATATAACTATTCGCTGTAGCGATAATGCTTGCCTGATCTTTTAATGCTTTCGCTATATCGAATTTATTAATCATCTTGATTTCAACGCCTTTCGAGTTTGCCTTTCGACTATTCCCGTCCATTCGGCAACGGATATTCTCACCATCCCTTGAGGGGCTTGACTAGAATGACCATATTCTAGCGCCAAATAATACGGTCTTGGATTAGTGAAATAAAACTTTTCACCGGCTTTTAGAGAATTCGCAACTGGGATCACGCCGGTTAGCGTTTTGCCAATTGTTCGATCTGGCGCTCCTATTGAAGCATTCCAGTTCTCGATAAAAGCGCGCGTATCAATCGGCGTTCGTCTAATAATGTTTCTAGTGAGTTCTTTGATCGAATTTCTTGAAACTCTCAACATTTTTTTATCATTTCTTAGTGCTATCGATGTCCATTGATCAGCCATGTTATTTCCTCAATTGAAGTCGAGAAAAAACATTAACATTATTAATTGATGAAAAATTCATGACATCGACGATCCGAAAAGTTTCAAAATTTAGCTCGATTTGCATATCGATCGCGATATTATCCACACCTTGCCAGAGCACCCAAGCGTCGCCCATTATGATCGATTCGCCGTCTAATTCATTCGTTGAATAATCAATCAGCGGCGTAATCGTTCCGAAATAAGTCACGTCGGGCGTATCTGCGACAACATCGCCAGCGTCATCATAGCCGCCGGTTGTTCCTTTCAAAATTATTTGACCATCACCGCCGTATCGATTAATCACTCTCAAAGCAACACTTCGCGCTTGAGGATAACTAAAATTCATTATTCACCGCCTAACGCGCATAGTGAAATAGCACGATCAGATGTATTTGCTAAACAGCCTTTTGATAGCATGTTGGCAGTTGTTCCGTAAGTTGTATTATCAATTGAATTTGCGATCGCAGCGGGATCAGAATACTCAATTTCAAATGCGCCGGCTATTTTATCTTTTGTCACATAGCCGCGAGTACTTGCATCAAGCATTGCGACGAAATGAGCTGATAAATAGAGTTCAATTTGCGTTAATAGCGCCGCATCGCCTGCTATACAGACTGAATTCGCAGTGACGACAGTATTCGCCGCGTCGATCCAAACTTGCGTTATCGTATCGGTTAGCGTCGTTGAGACTATCGCTTTGACTTCGGTCGGTGTCACTCGGCTCATTTAAAATTCTGCTCCTACGGTTTCAGGCCATCCAAAAAGCCAAACGCTATAAACTGCAAGTCCGGTCAGATCATCTTGTACGCGATACTCGATGAAATCTCTTTTTCGACCGTCTAGTGCAAATTCAAGATCATGAAATACTTTCATCCAACTATTTGTACCATCACCGCCCGTTTGAACAACAACTTGAGGCTGTTGGATCTGATCTCTTAAATCATTTTCAGCCGTATTAACAATAATATTTCCACCGACTTGAATCATCGCGCCGACACCGTTTGTCAGTTGAGGTAAACTGTAAAATTTATCATACGCTTGTAATGCCGCCTCTGAAACGCCGTCGACGACTACAAAAGCCTGCGCTCGCGTTACATGAAATATAGTATCGCCGTTTGGCTCATATCTATAATTGATCGGGTTACCTGTTTCTTCGACTTGAAAATTATCTAAATACCATCTCGCCGCTTTGCCCGATTTGGCTTCTTGCTCCATTCGAAACGCGTCAATTGTTCCCGATAATCCCATATCAGTAAAAGGAATTGTCACCGGCTGCCAAACGTCAAAACTCGTTATATCAATATAATTTTGAAGTAGTACTTTGTTTCCGACTTGCACCGCGCCGCCGGTATCGTAGCCGTAAAATGAAACCGAGTCGCCAGAATCCCAGTCTTGATCGATATTAACTTTCAATGTTAACGCTGTATAATTTGCTATCGTTAGATTCGATCCTTTATCAAATTGCCAGATATCGCCAGCATTCGGATTATCAATTTTTACACTAAACGATCCTGCGAATGCGCGATCAGCTGAACTAAATGTTACCTTTGTTCCTACCGGCTCGGTTCCGGTCCAATAAACGTTATCAATTCCATTGTGAACCGGTTCGGGCGTGCCAGAAAATTCACCGTTTTGATTGAGTGCGATCCCAAAAAAAGGACTAAATAGAGGAATAGGAACAAATGATTTCTCTAGTCGTTCTCGCGTATAAACGGCTAAACCCGGCTCACCGTTGCGACCTTCCGCGACTGGATTATAAACCTCGGCTTTTGAAATTCCGTTTCGTGTCATGCTTCCTTGAATTTCAATTGGGATAGTCATTTATTCGTAATAACCAAATATTACGCCCCAAGTTCGACCCGTCGTTCCTTGCTCGTACTCAATAGCGACCGTTTGATCTTGACCTACTCTTAATCGATCATCTAAACGCATTTCATCATGAAGTCCTGCGCCGCAAGAAACATGATCAATTTCGTGCGTCGATGTAATTCCGGTTAATGGTGTACCTGCAGCTTGTTTACAAATCGCTTGAGCTGATTTAGGTTTAGAGCGATTCAAACAAACAGGTGTCGCCGTGGTTCCAACCGCGTCACCCGATACAATATGACATTTAAAGCTGCCAGCATTTTCAGAATTTACGCCGACTGCATCGATCACTAAAACCTTACCGGTTGTATCGGTGTTCTGCCAAGAAAGTATAAAATCTCCAGCTTCCGAGCTTGCATCGTCCCATAATAAACTAAAGGCTTCGGACTGATCGCGACTATTATAATATGCTCTACTATCTTGTCGTGAACTTACGTTAAATCGATTATCCGATCCTTGCGCTTTTTCCATGCCCTTTGATTTATCACTTGTATATTGTATTTCATGAGCCATTATTTAATCCTCGTCGATATCTTCTAGCAGCGAATCTTCTTGATCAGCTATGATTTCTATACCCATTAAAATTGCTTTTAGTAGCGCTATAATTTGGCTATTTTGTGCGACCAAACTTATTTCGTTTTCATTTCGACCGATAATTTCTTCAATTATGTTGTCAGAAGAAACATTTTCGACATTGATTAAACCATCGACCTGCGTACTAAAAACCCAAATAGGTTCGGTGCTTGGAGGAATTGTGATCACATCGCCGCGCCGAAATATCCTAAAACTGTCAGAATCTTTTGCCGGTTGAGTTTCTTTAATTGAATAGAATAAATCGGTAACGCCGACATTTTGAATCAGCATAGTTAAATCGGTAGGCGAACTAGCTGTCGTTCTGACATCTAGATAACTTTCAGCTATGACTCGTATATTTTCTAATGTTTCAGCCATGATAGCCCTTTAATAATAGAGCGCATCGAAACGCGCTCTATTTTATTAGATTTGGCTAATTAATCAGCCTTATCTTTTTTCGCTTTCTTTGATTGAGCTTTCACTTTTTTAACTTCGGCTGCAACACGAAAATGACCAGATTTTAATCTAGTTTCCGCGTCGCTTTCGTCGCATTCATACTCTGTGCCAACTTCAAGCTTGACCAAATTTCCGTCTTGCTTAATATGCAAATTCGGCTTTGCTACAATAAACTTTCTCATTTAAATTTCATCCTTCATTTATTAAGCGCTTGCATAACCTGCACAAGTATTCCCAGCGTAGTCAGTATTGACCATCCAACCAACCGCCGCCGCTGTAACAAATTCATGGTTAGAATTGTAAAGTGGTCGCGGTAGTGCGAAAGTCGAAACGCCCATTCCAGAAATCGGGCGAACTGCTGTGCCGTCTAACGGAAATAACATCATTTGGTTACCAGTCAATTTATTACTAACTTTAATGGATGAGATACCGAGTACCATTGCCATTTGATCAATAATTAATTTTCCGTCGTAACTCGTTGAGAAATTCCCTTCCCAAACCGTCGCGATTGCCGTTGAGATATAAACGGTTAAATCCTTTCCGCAAGAATTCGTGACTCGTATCGCGTCGCGAACTTCAAGAAAAGCATTTTTGATTTGCGTGCCGGTTTTAGTGTTATCAGTAAAATCGAAATTGATACCACCCGCGCCCAAATCGATAGCTGCAACGCGTGAATCGTTGCGCATCCCCTGCCAATCGTAGGTTTTCATCAAAATGAAATTGCCGTCCTCGTCCGTATGACCGTCCATAAATGTATCGGCGAGTCGTTCTCTAAGCGTTCGAGTCACTTCTCTTTGATCATCAATTAACGCGTCGAAACCTTCGGCGGTTCCCGCTGCTAATTCGCGGAAATTTCGAAAGAAACCGCCATCATGAATCGGTACAATCGTTCCATCATAGTTATATTCAACTTGATCGAATAAAATACCCGTTTGTCCGCTCATCGATGTTTTGATTAAACCTGCATTTGAAGCGCGTCTATTTTCATAGACTAGCTTTCCGATATTAACGGTTTTCGATAATGGCATTAAATCATTTAAGAAAGTGTCGCCGTCGTCAAGGTGCATTTCTTCAATCGTGACATTATCAAATTCGCGATAAACATCTTGAGGAATTCGACCTGAACATCCGACAATTTTTTGATCCGCCATCATTCGATCATAATAATCTTCTTGATAGTTCGCCATGTTTCGAACTGAATCACGCTCACGCAAATAGTTTTGAGCAACGCGACTGTTTTGTACTAATTTTTTAGTAAATAACATTTCATTTACTCCTATGCTATAGAAACGCGGACAAGCTGCGTCGCTGCGGTTGTGACAACTTCGTCGGCATAGCAAAGAACTTCTTCTGTACCATCTGTCGCCGCGATAATCAAAGCGCCGGGAGTCGCTACTGAACGAGTCAATGCAGTTCCGCGAACTAACGCTTGAGCAGTGATAACAAGCACGTTAAAAAGCTCGCCTGATCTAGGCTTCAAACCGACCATTGTTTCGTTTTGAGTCCACGCTGTATCGACCGACAAACTCGACATTTCATCTTTGTTTGCAACTAGCAAAGGCTTACCAAATACTGTCGCTGCGTCGTCCATTAGCTCGAAACCGTCGCTTGTCGCTGCATAATCAATCACTGAGCCGGGCAATATAGCGGCTTCATCCGCGATGCCTTCGACCGTTAACGGCGCGCTATTTACGGATCCATCGGCTGGCCCGACATAGATCACTCTTTTTCCAATTACTGACATTTTATAGCCTCCTAATTTTTAAAAATATTAAATTAAAATCGAATTATTCTGGTAGATCTTCGATATTAGTTTTCAATATTTCTGGCTTGTCTTCATTAATTAACATCGTTGATCCGATGCTGTGAGTAACGCCGCAATTAGCTGCCAAAGCCTTAGCTTTTTCCAAACCGAGATCTAGAATATCTGACTGTTCAAACGCGGGATATTTTCCAGAATTAACGATCGAAGTCGCTAGATCTGAAAGTTCCTTATTTGAATTTGCTGTAATTGTCGTTTTAAGGTTTGAGATTTCAGAATTTAGTGGTTCAATTGCAGCCGTAACCGCATTTTTAACTAGCTCTGAAACGTCTGTAACTTCACTTGTTTCTTTATTAGTAGCAAGCAAAGATTCGTTATATTTTTTCATTAAATCACTATCAGAAATGTCGGCGTTTACCGTAATTCCTAACTGTTTTAGTTGCTCAATTATGGTATCGCGCATTGCGTTATCCTCTGATTTTATCGGGTTGATGGGTCGATATTCAACGACGCGCTCAACTGGCAAACGCGTGTCATGAATTGCTAAATTACCTAACTCATCCAATTCATAGTTAGATTTAAATAATTCGTTTGTGCTCGTTTCATAGATGAAAGCATCGTCAAAAACTGAAACAATCCAACTTGTATCTTTAGCCTCTAAGCCTTGATTGAGCGATGAATAAAGTTTTTGCTCGATATCTGAAAACGATAATTCTTGATTAGTAATGTGATTTTTCGCTTTGACTTTGCGTTTTTTCTCGCCGCAAATATAGTGCGAAACTTTGACAGATTCTTTATTGATGCCGATCCCTGTGCCTTGATCGGGCGTGCTCGCGCCGATACTATCAAGCAATATTGCATCATGATCGAATATGATGTCGCGAGCGATCCAAGTATATTCTTGACCGCGCGCGTTAGTCGAAAGGCTGACTTCTTCAACTTCGACAAACAATCCTACGCTGGTATGAATAGGCCGCGCTTTTTCGTTAGTCTCGATCTCTTCAATTCGATCGAGCAAGCGTTTACCTTTTTCAGTCATCAAAGCTTTTTGAACGTTGATCACTTTATCGAGCGCAACGCGTCCGTCATCTAGTTTTCGAGCATTTTCATTAAACGCGCCGAATCTAAATTCAAAATCAATTTCAGGATCGTTAGCTGAAACAAAAACGCCATCAATTTCAGGATGTTCTACAGTAACGGGGGTTCGATTTAATGACTTGAATGATTTATCTATTTCTTCAATCGAATAGAGACCGCCATTCATGACAATATTAGGCGGCAACGTGAAAGAAGTTAGAACAATATGTTCCACACCTTTACGATTCTCGCGGCGAATGTTCGCGCGATTTACTTTGTGCGTACAAAATAAAAGCTTTTTCAATTTAGAACCCTAGGCGTTTCACAACGAGCCGGACTTTTAGTATATACCGTTTTACTATCTTATCAAAATATTGAACCGTTGCATATTTTGCAACGATTGATCTAGAATAACCTCATTTTTGATTTTTTAAGATATTTATATTTTTCATATAATTCTGCTCGAACTTCAAGACGAGTTTTTCCGTTTTGATTTTTATCGCCAGAGATAACGATTTTAGTAAACTTTAATTTACCGCCGCTTTTTGCACATCTGAAAATCAAAGCAAATTCATATTTTTTCTTGTATCCCTTGATCGGCGTTGTTCTCAGATAAACGCCGTTCGCTTGAATCTTGATCGGGTCTTTATCGCGATAGTCATTATCAGCGACAGTAAATGTCCACTTACTATCGTAGACACCATCGACGCCTTTGATCGCTTCAAGAATCACGGTTGACGATCCATGTTTTTGTAAATATCGCCGCAATATTCATGAACTACGTCGTCTAAAGTTGATTTATCTTTAGGTCGAATAGTCATCATTGAACCCCACGCTTCGTATATTCGAATAATTTTGGGCGTTGCTTCATGAACCGCGCCAACCGATCCACCGGCAAAACCACCGTCGGCTCGATAATCTCTGACAAATTCAGTTAAACAATAAACTGCATCGAACTTTTTAGGTGTTTTTTTTCCTTGATCCTCGTTGTAGTCTTTCCAAAAAGGCAATACTTTCGCGCCGTCCCGATGAGCTGTTAATAACATTGCGGCGAGAACAGGCGAGGGGAAATTAGTGTGCATAAACATCCCTTTATCAATTACATTCAGTGCTTTTTTAAACAGTTTAACAGGCTCACAAACATCGATACCTCTTAACCCTCTTTTTTTCAAAGAATAAACAGTCTTGAGTGCGTTTGTCATTCCTCCCGCTTTAACCAATTTTGATTTTAGATTAACGCCATTCAGTTTAAGCGCGCCAGATAGTCGATCGGTGGCTGTTTCAGCGGCGCTTGAATTATCGAAACAATCGTATAAACTGATCACTTGCTTGATTGATTGCACAATATATAAATCGCAATAGAGCATCTTTGGCGCTATCAAGTCGCCTGATTGCCAAAGAAAAGACCTAGTATGTCCATCGAGAATATATCGAGTGCCGTCGGGCAATTCGGCGGCTGCTACACTAGCATGAGTTTCAGAGTATTCTTTTAAATGGAGTCTCAGCGCTTTTTTTGCGTGAGTTTTAGTATCTCTTTGTCGAGGGTTATCATTCATTTCAAACCAATCATCAACTTTGATTTTAACTTGTTTAAATTTCATCCGTTTATCTCCCGTTTAGTTTTGTTGTTTTAAATCTGCTAGTTTTTCCTTTTCCATCTCTCTATGCTTTTTGACAACTTCAACGAACACCTGACCTTTAATCATGCAGTCACAAATTGATTTCGCCCCTCGTTCAATTGATAAACAAATCGCAGCGGCGATCATTAATGACCATGTTAGCCAGTTTGTTTCAAATTCGATCCCTTGAAACATGATCAATATTGCTATTGCTGTAAGAAATGCCGACATTGGTATTTTATTCAATTTTTATCTCCCGTTTAGTTTTATTATAAAATTACACCTTTCTCTTTTAACAATTTTATCCAAATCTCTTTTGTTTCATCGACGCAATGTTGCATTGCATCGTGCCAAGTCGGTGCGCGATCATTTTCAATATAGAATTTTGTCTGATAAAAAAAAGAATCACGATTATGTGGCAACCTTGATTCATGTTTAATCGCGCATTCTTGACAATGATCAGGCGGTGGTGATAGTAAATTCCAATCGTTTTTCATTATCGTTCAATCCTATTATGAAATGCCGATATTGGTATTTTATTCAATTTTTATCTCCCATTTAGTTTTTTTTATTTTAAAATCGCTCGGCTCAAAGACTGGAACTAGCAGATCTCCCATTTTATCGATCTCCTCTTTCATACCGAGAAGGTTATAACATCTCGCTAAAACGTCGAGTAATTCCGGGATAAATTCTTCCAGATCAGGCCATTCGACAATGCTTATTAAATAAATATCGTCATCGCTACAATTAATCTCTATAGCACCATCATGACTTTCTTTTGCTGTTATATTCATCGTTCAATCCTATTATGGCAATTCGTACAGACCCAAATTGTCGGCGTAGCACCGATCGACATTCCGAGCGTTAACATGAATAACAATATTTTGAGCGAGACTTCCCAAACTGAATTTTCTCGAACGTGAACCGCGTCCCTGTGACATCGAACGCAATATCTTGTTTTCATAAAAGATCGCAATAAAGCTGCGTTTTATTTTTAGTCGAATGAAATATTTCTTTGACTAAAATCAATTCATCGCCTAACGCGATATGATCGCCAATATTAATAGGATTACTGAAACTCTGATAGTTCCATTTTGTCGAATTCTTGTTTTTAATTTTGATCTTGTAGTCAAAATTCATTCTTCGCCCCATTTGATTAGCGTTGACAATTTAACATCACATGACACCGCGATATTTTCGAGCAAATCGATTGACGGTTTTCGTTTGCTCGCGCAAATATCATAAAAATAGTTAGTTGATACGCCAACCGATGCCGCCATTTGTTTTTTAATTAAGCCTTTGTGCGCGCTGGCTTTGGTTAACGCTTTGCCGTAATTCATTGGATTTTTTCGATATTTTTTAATGATTTTTTCATCCAATCGATTGCGCACCAATCATTACAATTCGCTAAAAATTCGATGCGTTTCCCACTTCTAGAGCAAGCATTGAGCACAAACTCGACTTCCTCCCCATAGAGACTTTCTAATTTATATTCGATATACGCAGCCAAAGCACGAATCCCTAGCTCTAATTTCTCTTGCTCTTTATCTTCTTGTGTAGTCATTGATCAGATCTCTTTATCTTCATTTTGCATAGCTCGCCGATCCGCTGATAATGCTCTTTGACCATAATTCTCAATCGATCGCATTGTTTTTGAGACGCATCTAATCTTATTTTTAACATGTCATTTTCTTCTGACAGAAATTTGTTGTCAGTTTCAAACGCTATGCAGCATTTTTTATAGTCTATTTCATCGACTCCCATTGTTTAATCCTCGATGTTTTCAATCAGTAGTTTTGCGCTATATATTGCGTGAATATATCACGATAGTCAAGCGTGCAGCGTTGTTTTATAATCTCAAATATGGAAGTGACCGTCAGTACTCACGGTTACAAAATCGGTCCGACAAGTGAGTTATCGGACTAAAAAAGAGTGGTAACCCGAAAGGCTAGCCTCTAGGGTTAACTAAAGAATGTTTCGCCTTGAGAAATGAGTCTTTGTTGCGCTTGAGTATCGACAATATCGCCGTTTTCATCGGTACGAGCTGAACGAATAGAGCAATAGCAATTGATGCGATTAGAATTTGAATTCCACCATCGACGTTGAGCCTCCGGTGAATATGAATGCCCATGCCTTTGAGCGTGCCAACGTCTAGTAGTTGGCAATAATGCGGATATATGAACGATTGTTAATAGTTGACCACTACCGATATAAAATTCAGTCAAATCGAGCCGCGCGTTATTGTATGCGCGATTAATTTCGGTTCTGACAATTCGCTCCGATGCTGATCGCGCAACTTCAAAGCGGCGAACTATTTGTCGTCTGATAGCTGATCGACTTAAACCGCTATCTATGCCGTTTTGAATAACCTGAAAAACTTGATTGCTGGTTGTTCTCGCTAAATTTTGAATTAATCGATAATTATTTGCCTGTAGTGTTGCCAGCGCTTCGAGATAAAAAGGACTGGTAATCAATGCCTCATTTGTTATCAATCCCGCTTCGGCTGCGAGAACAACCCATATCCAGTTATTCTCTTGAAAAACGCCGCTGCGAAATGCGATCTCGTCATAGTCTTTAAAATACCATGCGAACGGCATAAACTCAGTTTCAGTTTGCAATTCTTGATCGAGCACTCGCTGAATCGCTGAATATTCTGGCCCGTCATCATATCGATAAAACTTTGCGTTAACTTGGATTTCATCAACGCTTATGATCCAGACATCTGACCACATTGCTAAAATTCTTTTTTCAGCAATTTTTAAACGGCGGTTATTATCTCGATTAGCTCGTTGACGATTGCCCGCTTGATTGGTTGGATCGCGCTTTGATCTATTCGTTTTCAGCAACGGTTTCGTCCTCATCGTCATCAGTCACGCGCTCGCTAGGCATAGCGAATGTTTCAGGCTCAAATCCGGACGATAGTCTAATTTCATCTTCTGCAAATATCGGCGCGGTTCCTGATCGAAATGCTTTTTCGTTAATGATCGCCATTTTTTCACCAAGCGCCAGCTTTTCAGTATCACTTGAGGCCGTCATGTCATCCCAAACAACCTCATATTCAGAATTTTCTAGCACGCCATATCGGATAAACCAATCTAAAACGTCATTGACTAATTCAGTTAAAAAGTTCTCACGCCGCGATTGAATCATTACCATTGTTGATTTGTTGTCTTTGTCGCCTGCTAGTACGCCTGTTTGAACGCCTCGAAGTTCATTTGTTGATATCCCAGATCCCGCGCTTATGTTTTGCCATGAGTTTTCTGCGAATTCTTTCGGATTGTCTAATGAGATATTCGGATAAATAAAATCTAATCCTTTTGAGACAAATTTCTTTTGCCATTTTCCTAAAAACGCGTCGATCTTTTCTTCTAGTTCTTCTTGAGCTGCGGTAGTTTCAGGCGTTTTGAAACCGTCTTCCGCTTTAATGACCGGCGCGCTTCGTGTGTTTTGATAGAAACCTTCGCCGCCCGCGCCGCTTATTTTTCGCAAATCAAGCAAGTCGTTATAGATATTTTCTAATGCGCTGATCCCATAAATCGACCCATCGTCGGCACCTTCTGCGGCAATAATTACGCGCGATGGATGAATTTTAAAACTATTATTTTCGTTCTCGTTACGCTCGCCGTCGGTCAAACCTGTAAATTCGTACATCATAGGCTGACCATAATTTTCATCGCCGAGCTTTTGATTCGTTTGTGAAACTTGTAATTGTCCCTCATAAATTGGTTTCAAATTACGCACTGAGCCAATGCCAGCAAGCATTTCAACCGGCTCCTCGGGTCGCTTATTATCAGCAACTTCGACAAATAAACCCGCGTAACGCCCGACGCGTTGTCTCTTATCCAATCCTTTTAATCGATTCCATAGCTTTGTTTGATTTATTAATAGTTCGAGTTCTTTTTGAAAACGATCGCTTGCTTCGATGATTGGAGGCGTTAACCACGATAACGACGGAGGCTTATCGACTACAGCGGCCGCGACACCAAACCGGCGATACATGTTCCAGAAATTACTAAATTGAAGCGTGTCAGGATAGCCGAAATCACAATATACGTTATGCAAAGTATCTGCGTTATCATAGCCGCCGCTCATTGTAGTGACTAGCCCTGAGCGCCCTGCGATTGTTGAAATGTTAGTTAATAATTCTTTTAATTCAGAATGATAATTTGCTTTTAATTTTGCTTCTTTTTCATTGTTTGAAAATCCGAACATAATCACGTCCTCGCGACGTTAGAATATTGAGCCGTATGCTTCTTCTTGCTTCGGCGTTACAAATGACATTATAAACCCGTCGGCGTGATCTGGCGAATCAATGCCGCGCGCCTTCATTTCCTTTTTGCCTTCAACTTGAACTTTACCATTTTTATAAAATAATAGTGGAGAGCATAGCTCGCTAATTAAAACTTCTAAATGTGCGACATCTGATTTTATGCTGATCAATTCATGTTCTGGATATTTTTTGCCGTTTGTTATTGCTAAGAATGTTTTTCTCAATCGCTCTCGAACTTCCCACCAACCTTGAGCGCGCGCATTTAAAAAGAAGTCTTTGTTTAACCTTTCTTCTCCTTTTGCGCCTGAAATTATTACATGATCCGGATCGACAACACCGCCGCCACTATTCCAACCGGTCACCGGAAAAGGTATTTTCTTGATGTGTTTTATTGCTGTTTTGAAACCTGATCCTACACCTACACTATCGAATATTAATAAATCAGCATTGTGATCGATGCCTGTTTTTGTAGCGTGACCTGCTGAATAATCGTGGTCGCCTTTACAATTCCAACTATCACATAAAAATACTATTGACCCTTTTCTGCCTGTTAATGAGTCTTTATCGCCGCCCTCGTCCGATACATCATTTCCGAATTGCGTTATTCCTGTTCCTGTAAATTCTAGTTTTTCATGCGCATCAATCGCAGCTCTTACCCATTCAGGACGGATCATGATCCCTTGCACTGCTGATAAATAATCTCGATCAACTTCTTGACTAAATATAGCTAATATCCCTTTATCCTCGGCCGATGCACGTCTTTTGTCATACCATTCTTGAGATTTTCTAGGATCATCACGCCAATCAAAAACAAAATTATCTTGACCCTTATTTGATTTAGCGATTTTATGAAATAAGTTAATTCCATTGACTGAGCTAATTAATATTTGCGTATTAGTATTATCACCAAGCGACGCGCTCAGCTTTTCTTGTTTTTCACAATGCGCGAATTCATCTACAAAATATATTGCCTTTCGACCGCCGCGCCCGATGTTATTGCCCGCTTCGCCTGTGATCGTGTTTCCGTTATCATGATTAATTATTTTCATGTATCCAAAATTATAATTATCAGGCAAGAAAACTTTTGGCAATGATCGAATTTTAGATCGTATCTTTTCAAAGATAGAATCGGGATCGCCTAATCGATCGACTAGCATTTCTTTACGTGAACCCCAACCTATTGAAAAGCCCGGCACGAATAACCAACACCAAACGCTGAACGCCGTTGATACTTCTGTGATCCCTGCATCGCGGCATTTTTCAACTGTGCCATCTTTTTTATTGGGGATCCTATCGAGATGTAGCCAATTGACATAATCGACTTGTTTAGGAAATAAAACGAAAGGTAATGTGCTCGGACGATCATCAACGGCGTTGCGCGGATCATAAGTCACCATCCAATCACTGATAAATGCGACCGGATTATTTTTATAATATTCTTTAGCGCAAAGCACCAAATAGGGATCGTCATTGAGCTTATTTAGTCGATCTATTCGCTTTTTGAATTCAGCGACATAATCACTAATCATTCTCTTTGATAGCGTCCAAGTAATGTTGGGATGCTTCTTTGGGTGTTATTCCGTCAGGGAGTTTAAGATCAATCTTCGTTTCGTGAACAAGTACGTCAGTTTCACGCCATCCCGCCTGAGTTTTTAAGTAGAATATCATCGCGGCTGTATTGCCATCCTTAGCAGATTTTATCAAATTGCCCGCTATTGTTGCGATCGCTTTGGCTTTTCCATTTTTATAGGCGAAAGAAACGCGTTCGTCTCGATCACGTATTGCTTTAAATGTTACGTGTGAGATACCCAGATAATCAGCTATTTGAGTGGTATTTAAAACGGCTGATAGTGTTTGAACTTCTTGAACTTGTTTATCAGTTAGCTCTACAGGCGGTCGACCTTCTTTAGGTTTATCTTTATTTAAATCAGGCATCATTATCACCTGTGGTTTGGAGCGTGTTGGTCGGAGTTGCACCGCCGCTTTCTAACTGGTCGTTAGACTCGCCTACTTGAACACGCCTTCTGGACTCTAAACTAACCTTCTCCCCTTTATACATTCCAGCACCCTTTTTGTCTATATCCGTGAAAGGTAATATAGGAACGGTCAACTTAGTTTTATAAGATTTATCTATAAAATAAATGTATTTTAATTGAAAGCCGATTGTTTTTTTCCAAGTTTTCCATTCTTTAACAATCATCAGGTGATGGGCTTGAATTGTATGAACCACCTCATTTGTTTTTGGATTAATCCTTAAGGCTTCACTTTCTCTAATACCAACTAAATAGAACCCACTCGCTCTGTAAATGGTTCCGTCACCGCATTGCGTTCCATCACTGAAGCTAATCACCCATTTTATCTGTGGATAACTTTTGCGTATTAATCTCATACAGACGCCAATCGCTCTTGATTCGCTAAACTTTGGCAATACGTCAGTAAATGCCATTCGATTTAATTCTATAAAATCATTAAATAGCGTTCCAGAAACTAAGTTTACAGTTCCTTTCTTGTTTATGCTCGGTCCGAATTGTAAGACACCTTCAAGCTTATTATTTAGAAAGACACCGAAGTGAAGTTGACTATTGGGCACAACTTTACCGCTATAATGGGTTCGCTTGACAAAGGCGTTAGCTGTGCGTGAGTTGATAGGCTTAATGAATAGGTCTTTAGCTGTCGGATTGGTGGAAGCGTCAGGGATCAAACCTGATAAAGCGCTCAACTCGCCGCCCCCATATTTTCGTCGTCTAGCCATTCTTGATTGAGCCGGTATTTTGCGCTTTCTTTTGGATAAGGCAAAGATATTTTTTCTAATCGCTTTCTAATCTTTTTGCTGATCGGATAAGCGTAATTGTATCTCCAACTTTTTAGGATCTTGCCTTGACCAAATAATTCCTCTCCAATTTCCTGTTTTGTTTTGCCTTTGGCTGATATGCGGCCAAACCTCAAAGCGCCTGATATGTTTTTATAACTCCCATCATTGCACAAGTAGAAATCATTGCAGGGTTCACGGCCGAAATATGCCCATGCCGATGACTGATAAACGAATCCGCAGTCATTTTTACATCCACCCGCATGAGTGAACACCAATAAAACACCCATAATTTTTATCTGTTTCATTACTAATGAAAGAACGTAGCTTTCAACATTGTGACCCAAATCGTCAGAAATCCACATTCGAACCATTTCAAGAAAGCGATTTTTATCCAAATGTAAGCCGGTATGTTTTAGGATTTTTTGTTTCGTTGTCGCAGCATATCCGAACGATAAAACTCCGAGGCATTTTTTCTGATAAAACACTCCAAAGTTAACAGCCGCTCCACTGGGGAACGTCTTCATATAATGATTTTCAATAATTAGCCTTTTTGCATAATGTGTCTTGATTGGTCTAACTGTCACACCTTTTAATTGTGGATTACTGCTTTTGTTAATCATCCAAAGCTCCAGACAGCCATTTTTCGCATATATAAGTCAAGGCATTGCCATTTGAGTTATCGTTTAACCCTGTGTCAATTAGCGGATTTGTCCTCGCCTTGGTCATAGCGTCCTCTATAATTTGGGCTTGTTCGTCATGTAATGTGAATGTTTTCTGCTGAAAAGGATTACGGTCACCATCTGGTAGATCGGGCAATTCTGCGTCTATATCTAAAAGCTTTTGTATAACGTCGTCTTCAAAGCCCAATAAATCTAAATCAAAATTCATCTCCTGCAATGTTTCTATTTCTAATCGAAGTGAATCAATATCCCAACCAGCATTAAGGGCTAATTGATTATCAGCGATAATATAAGCTTTTTTTTGAGATTCGGTTAAACCCTCTAATATGATACAAGGCACATCATTGATATTTAATTTTTTAGCGGCTTGAATTCGACCATGACCGGCTATTATGCCGCCTTGCTCGTCGATTAATATAGGATTCGTGAAGCCGAATTCTTTAATAGAGCTGGCTATTTGATTGATCTGATCGTCGCTATGCGTTCTTGAATTATTAACATAGGGGATTAAATCATTGATTGATCTTGTCTGATATTCGTAATTTTTATCCATTTATTCATCCAGTTCATTTGATTAACTTCTTGTCGGCACATAACAACGTTCAAAAACAACCTCTGATATATCGCCCGTGAGCGTTGCTTTAATCATACATTCAATAGGCACAAAAGTATTAAACACCGCATCGGCATTAGTCGCGGTCGCGGATGGGATCGCCACATATCCACTGCCTTTAATCGACATTTCCAAAATCATTGTTCCAGCTCCAGCGCTTTCACATAAAAACGTCCAGTAGCCTGTGCCGAATTCTTGCGCGACGGTTGTTAATAGTGGAGAGGTAGCCATATCTTAAGCCCTTTCGTTTCTTTGTTTAATTAATTGTTGTCGAATTATCTTTTGTTTTTCAATTTTCTCTAGTCTAGCAATTTTGCTCTTTGCTGCTAACTCAACGCATCTAGCCTGATTTATTTTTTTATTGTACTCAAATAATTCATCTTCTGTCATTTTTCTAGATTTCATTCCTGAACAATGGAAACTATCGCAAACGCTAATCGGCGCTAGTTTTTCCATTTTCGATTTTAATTCGGGGCATGATGCTTTTGCGTCGATTTCGCATTGAGCTAGAAAAGACTCCTCTTCAACTTCGAATATGACGATCATTCCCTCGGGAGAATCTTTTAGCGCTTTCATACAAAGCGTTTCAAATTCTTTTGCAGTACTCGCGACAAATGCTTTGGTTTGATCAAATGGTACGAGCGTCGGCCATACACCGCAGGGAGTGCCATGATTTATCTCGTTGTCTATTTCATTCTTAAAAGGCTGCAAATAATTCGCTTGTGCGATAATATCAAAAGCTTCTTTTAGATCTTCGTGATCGGTATCGAGCGCGCCTGCGTAACCTATTTTTTTTGCTGGTATTAACATAATTTACACCACGTCCATTATGCGAACATTTTTTAAAGTCGCTTTTCCGGTTCCGCTTCCTTTCATTCTAATATCAATAAATAGCCAAACATTAGTGAGCGGCGCATCAAGAATTGTTGACGGCGCTAATCTTATTAATAGATCGTCAATCGGCAATGTATCCGATACTGTAAAGCCGTTAATTGATCGCCCCCAGTCGACGGTAAAAAATGGATCGACCGAATTATCGTTATACCAGTAGCACCTTAATTCTTCAATATCCAGAACTGTGTCTATCGACATTGAAATAAAAACTTCGACATTTTCGCCGCCAGAAAAATTAGCCTTCAAGTCGTTTGATTGAATTCTATAAACGCTCGAAGTTCCCGCGACTGATTTCGTTATGTCTAACTCATAAAGACCAGCGGCATTTTGAGCACCGACCATGGTTCCTTCACCGCTCTGGCGCTTGATCACCCAACCAGTAGGCACCACGCCTGACATGCCTGTGCCAGCAGTGCCACCGGTATTATTGAAGTTGCTAAAATTGAGGTCTCCATAATCTCCACCCTCGATAGGCGAAATTTTAAAATTATTTGATGTTGGTACTCTGATTGGTGTTTGCGCTTGTTCACACAATAAACCTGTTTTATAAGTGCCGTATTGTGCGAGATGGATCTTGTCAGTGCCTAGCGCGTAGGTTGCTCTTGCGCTCGCTGAATTGTTATCTGATTGATCGACTGAGAATGAAAATACATCAATTCCGATCACGCCCTCCTTTGCAAAAATGTAATCAGATACTAATTTATTGTAAGTGTTGAGCTTGATTGTCTTTGCAGTTGAATAGCCGCCGCGCGTTGAAAGTTGCGGATAACAAATCAGTAACATGACCTTTTGACCGTTTGCGATCATCGCATCACACATAAATTCTACATCGTCGAACATATCCTCGGCGGTTCTATCAAAACCGTATATGTCGTTGACTCCGCCTTGCATCCAAACTTCGTCGGTTCCCACGTCTAATATATCCGTGGTAAGTCTCGTTCGCATATCAGAGAATTGATCGCCTCCAACACCTGCAAAATTAGTGACATTAATATTTCTGCCAAGCCTTGCGCGAAGGAATGAGAACACGCCCGCTTGAATTACAGCGTCTTGATAATTATTTCCAGCGTCGCTAAATCTGTCATACGCTGCGAACGAATCACCGAATAATGAAATTGTCGGAACGCCGCTAACATTTGAATAGCGATCGATTATTGAATTAATCGCAGTGGTTAGAATTAATCCATCGTCTACGCCACAAACAACATGATCCACAACTGCCATGATTGAGTACCTTTATTAACAGCTTATGACTTGAGAACAGTAGAGCAAACCGGCGCATTGAATCACGCCGCCCGGTCCCCAAATTGAATTAGGGAATTCGTTATCATCGATAACAATGCCGAAAACGATCGGAGTGACAATAGGTATTACGATCGGAGTAACCATTATTTATTGCTCTGAATAAATTTATATTATTACTGTACCACTAATTTAAGAATTTTTTAAGACTATTTCAGATCGCGATTTGCGAGGAAGGGACAAAAATTTATCATGCCGTCAATTGTATAACCTAAATGTTTCCATATTTCATTTTCTGAAAATAAAGAAATTTCAACAAATGCAATATCCATTTCATTACGTTTTGCGAATTTTAAACATTCAGTTAGCAAACCTTGGCCCCGATTCTTTTTTTCAAAAGCGGCAAACATTAATCGAAAAGCTTTGTATTCATCATGATAATCTAACAATAAACCGCCCTTGTCATTATCAGGATAAATGATGGTCGTGTGATGGGGATATTCAAGATCGAGCGTTTCTCTCATCACCGCATCTTGATTATAAATGTCGACAATAGAGTGAGCACGATCCATGTACGCGATCGTATCGTCTGAATAGATTAAGTTTTCAATCATTGTTTTTTTCTCTGAGTTTATCGATATTTGGACTCGATCCAGTTTTATCAAAAATATCCAGATCCGCGATGAATTCTTTGATCGTCATTTCACTTGGCATAGCGTTTAATATTTTTGAGAATTGTTGCACGCTTTCTTTTTTGCCTTGCTCGACTCCTTGTAAATACTCAAATAAGCCCTCATTCATTTTATATACTCCCAGAAAATAACTTCATAACAAGCTGCTAATTGGCAACTTTCAATTTCACAGCCAATTCAGGATCTTTCTCACATAACAATTTAGCAAATTTTTGAGTCAAAATCGGCTTTGAGTGTGAATGTGGATAAGCGCGGCTTGGGTACCGATGACCCTCTAAAAATTCAGAAATCCATTCAGGCGAGTTGTCACCGGCAAACCATCGACCCGCTTTGTCTTTTTCAAAGCCTAACTCATTCCAAAGATCAGGCCAATCTAAAACGCTTTTTTTGATGTATTGCACATCGTTTAACTTATTCATTAAGAATTATCTCTTTCAAAACATTCTAGTTTGTACGCGTCGACATAGAATGTTTTGCCGTCGTAAGATTCAATATATCCAGAACAGGCATCACTATAAGCTGACCAAAATTGATAATTACGCATAACTATCTCGCCCGTTTTTCTATCGACCAATCTCCAAAGAAACGCGCCTGTTAACCTTGTATTAGACTTCTTAAAAGTTAATCCTGCTTTTTTAGCGCATTTACGAATATAACTTTCAGCTTCACAATGGTTTATATTCATGGTTTTGCCTCCCAATTTTTACCGTGATCTTGATCGATCAGATTTTTTAGCCATTGTTTCAGAAAACTATTGAGATCCTTTTTCAATCGCGGGCTAACCATGCCGGGTTCAGGGTAAACTCTCTGATAAATAGGTGGTATAGCTTGCTGAAAGCTAAGCGCTTCGGCTTGTTTCGATTCTGGGTATATCGCGATAGTCATTTCAGGATCACAGCATAGATCGCCGTTTTGCTCAAAATAGTGCGCTATTGAAATCACAAAACCTTTATTATCATTGGGTAAATCATCAGCAATCTTTTCAACAATAAAATCCATATAAGGATCTGATTTGCTTTTTCTGTATTTTTTAGCTTTTCCGTCTGTGACGATATCTAATTTTTCTAATCGTTTATAAATTATTTCGTAAATGCCCATTTATCTCTCCCAAGATTACGCGGCCTAAACCGCTATTAAATTAATTTCTTCGATTTTCAATTTCTTTCAATATTTCGATACTACAAGCGCGCCACGCGTCGGGACTAATTAAACCGCCTTCCCAGTTCGACAAATCAGCGTCTTTAATTTCCTTCGAATAATGTGCCATAGCTTCAATTATGAAACACTGCATGATTGCGCCGTTTTTTGAAAATTCCATAATTCTAGTCATGAATTCGACGTTAGTTTCTATTTTCTTTGCCATGTTTTATTTCTCCCATGAATTGATTAATATTTGATCTAAATCGTTACAAGCTAATCTGAATTTATCACTAGATATTTTAGTTTCTAAAACGTCAAGCGCTTCGCTGTAAATAGTTTGAGAATGATCATCAAATTTAAGAGCTAATTCTTTGAGAATATCAAATAGCTCCCCAGATTTCATTTCGTTCAATTTATCAGTTAATTTGCTCATCTATTTATCAACCACTCGTGGCTTGCCTTTGTAATCACTCTCAATAGCACCCTCATCAATCATCCATTCGAGCCATTCATTCGCTGTTTGGTAGCGATTATCATTAATTTCAACCCATTTACCGCCCGCTGCTCTCTGAGTACTAACGCCGGTATAATGCTTTTCTGAATTTTTAAAAATTCTATCGTCATCAGAAACAAATATTTTCATAGTTCCAAATAATTCAGGATTTGTTTCAAAAGTTGCTATTTTATGATCTCTTGATTGCTCAGAGGCAGAATGAAAATTACATGGGAACTTGAATTTTAAAGTTAATTTTTTAATTTGGGCTTATCTCGTTGCGTTTCAATAAAACCAGTCTAATCTATCTACATATTAAACGCAAGTAATATTTAATTAATCAGTCGCTTTAAATCGCAATGCTTGAAAATATGTAACAAGATCGTAATATTCTGAGCTTTTAAAATAATAGCTTTGATAATCATTAGATAGCCCGTGATCCGTCGATGTGAACGACACCTTGACGTTTTTAGGTTGTTTTTTAACGTAGATGGCAACGCGATCTAGAATGTATTGGCCGGACATGAATTTAGAGTGCAGAAATAACAATTTGTCGTCGAATACGCTGAATTTTAGCTCGATGTCGCAATCTAAAATAAATGATTTTTCATGGGATAAATTAGACATAAATTTCCTTTTAAAATTGATAATTCTAGCGGATTTCGCAGGAAATGGGCGCAAACTTCTTAGGATCTGTCCCATTTCGATTCTGACTAATTTAGCTCAACTAAACTCTAGAATTATCGCTCTAATGATCAGCGGATTTCGCAGGAAACCGATCGCGAGCCACTCTTTTAGCATTCATAAAGACCCGTATCAATCCCGATCTGACTAGCTTAACTAAATCAAGCTCTAATCATTAGAGCCGCATTATTATAAAATAACCGCATAAAAACAAGCGTTTTTCGGTATAATTCTCAGGTTTGCCAAGACCTAGCGTCATATTATCATATTATCATAGCATCATAGCATCATATCATCATATCATCATACGATCATATCGTGGTACAATGCGATCTCGCTATAAAATCAATAATCTTGGGGATAACATGAAAATCGTATCACTGGCAAATCTGAAAGGCGGATCGGGAAAAAGCACTCACGCAATCAATATAGCTGACGGGTTGGGATTGAGAGGGTTAAGGGTCGTTTTATGCGATTTGGACGAAGATCAAGAAACAGTCATTGACTGGTCTGAAATCAATGATAATCGTTCGTTCGATATTAAATTAGTTGATCCAGAAAAATTAGGTAATTTTATCGATAGAAATAAAAACGATTACGATTTTGCAATTTTAGATTGCCCCCCTGCCGCAAACCGAGCGGCGGCTTACGTCGTTAGATATTCAGATCTCGTGATAATGCCTGTTATGCCGAGTATGGTTGAAGTTTGGGCGTTGCGTCGTCTAAACGATCTAATATTAGATAGACAAGTTATAACCGACGGTTTACCAATTGCGAGAATCATGTTGTCTCGATGTCGAAAAAGAACAAAACTATTGCCAAAAGTTATTAACGCATTAAATGATCCTGAGTTGCAATTACCTAGCGTTATGAATAGCGGTACAACATTTCGTCAGTCTTACATTCAAACAATTTCAGATGGCGAAACGGTTTATATTAATGATCGTAAAGAATACGGCAATGATATAACGGTTTGCATCGAACAAATCGAAGCTATCGTTTCAGAAATATTAGAAATATCAGGTGATCAATCATGAAATTAAAAGAAGCGAAATTGATCTGTCAATTAAATGCGATCATTGAATTACATAAATCTGCGGCAAAAGATCGAGACGCAATTATTAAAGAGCTACAAGAATCAATTGCTATTTTTAAAAAGCAGGCAGTTTTACAAGCTGAAATGATTGACGGATTGAAGAAAAACCGCGATCACTTTGAAAAAATATCCATTAAACAAGATGTTTTACTGCAAGATCAAACAAAATTTATAGACTATTTAAAGGAAAAATACGATGAAAATACCAGCACGTCGCACTAGTCGACAATCTCGCGAGGCTCGAAAGGTTTTAGACGATGAAAATCTAGGTCAATTATCAATTAGACTCGATAAGAGTCTAAGACACCAATTTTCATTATCAGTTAATTTTCAGCAAACAAGCATGAACCAAGCTTTAATTAATTTTATAAAGAAATATGTCGGTGAGCATTATAATTCGGTTCACAAAGGCTGTTCGAATTTAGAGAAACATGCGATACGGAGAGATCGGAATAAATAGTAAACAATTTTGTTTACCGATCTTGAAATTCGCGCGCGTCTTTGGTATTAGCAACACAAATTTTGTGTTGTTGGTGCCTTATTTCTTTGTCTTTCATCGATTCAAAAAAGGCCGGTTGATAATTACCTGATTCGATACTTTTCAAGCTTTTTTCTGATATCTGATAATCTTTGAATTTATCACAAGTGAGATATTCTAAAGGGATAGGAATCGATTCAAACTTGATCCTCATCCGATCCATACATCCCGCGCAATTCATCAGAAACAATATGATCATCAGTCTCATGCTCTAAATCTCCCAATTTTTCAATATTGTTGGTTGTGTTCTCGCGCCGCAATTTATCGCGCTCTGTTCGTCGCCTGTTGATATCGGTCCAAGTCTTTTGAGCTTTTAATCGAGCATTAATTCTTTCTTCACTTTCTTCTAGTTCGAGTGTTGTTTCTGCGTGTTTTTCTTTTTCGCGTTTTAATAGAAATATTAGGCCGAAAAAACTTAAGACTGCGACGAGTTTCGCGTATAGCCAATTCATTTTTTTTCACAAAGCGGCTTTGTAGTGATATGACGCAAATAATTATCTAAAATTCCAAGCGAGATCATAAAAATACCGAAGGAGAATCCAGTCATTGAATTTTCAAAATAGCCCGCGTTCGCGCTGATCAGTGAGACT